TAGGAACTATTCCAAGTGATTATAAACTTAATGTAGAAGGCACAGTTAGAATATCTGGTACGACTTTATATCACAATACTAATAATCCTCAATATATATGGAACTCAGGTAATTTATCATTTAGGTATGGAACTCCAAATTCAACTAGTCAAATATTTAGACTTCGTAGCACTAAAATAGAATCATTAAAAGAACATCATTTTACTGGTGGGGATATACTAACAACTCAGGATATCATATCCACAAAAACAAATGGATTAATAAGCGGTTCATCAACCTCAACCGGTTCGTTTGGTCATGTAATAGTAAACGGACAGAATGCTGGAGTACAAGGAGGTATTGGTACTCAAGGTACGACTGGTTCTACTGGTTCAACTGGTTCAACTGGAAGTACTGGTTCTCAAGGAATTCAAGGCTTACAAGGCTTACAAGGACTACAAGGACTACAAGGAATAAAAGGGATACAAGGCACAAAAGGAACTCAGGGTACAACTGGTTCAACTGGAAGTACTGGTTCTCAAGGAATTCAAGGCTTACAAGGACTACAAGGTATCAAAGGTACACAAGGAACTACTGGCTCTACTGGCTCGCAAGGAGTTCAAGGAGTTCAAGGAATCAAAGGAACTCAAGGAACTACAGGAAGTACTGGTTCGCAGGGAATTCAAGGCCTACAAGGTATAAAGGGAACTCAAGGTACAACTGGCTCTACTGGTTCTACTGGTTCACAAGGAATTCAAGGCCTACAAGGTGTAAAGGGTACGCAGGGTACTACTGGTTCGACTGGAAGTACTGGTTCACAGGGTGTTCAGGGCATAAAAGGTATACAAGGTACAATCGGTACTCAAGGTACGACTGGTAATACTGGTGGTACAGGACCTACTGGTTCTCAAGGTATACAAGGAATCCAAGGTATACAAGGAATAAAAGGTATACAAGGTACAATCGGTACTCAAGGTACAACTGGAAGTACTGGTAGTCAAGGTGCTACTGGAACGCAGGGTGTTCAAGGAATAAAAGGTATACAGGGCACAAAAGGAACTCAAGGAACTACAGGAAATACTGGTGGTACAGGACCTACTGGTTCTCAAGGAATACAAGGAATTCAGGGCTTACAAGGAATCAAAGGTACTCAAGGAACAAAAGGTACACAAGGTACGACTGGTTCTACTGGTTCACAGGGTGTTCAAGGAATTCAAGGCTTACAAGGAATCCAAGGTGTAGAGGGTAACTTCGGTGGTGCTACATTCGCATATAACTTTGATAGCTCAAACTCTGATTCAGATCCAGGCGCTGGTGACTTAAGACTAAGTTCAGGAACTCAGAAAAATTCAACAATTATTTATATAGATGATGCTGATGTCGATAGTACAGATATACAAACTTACCTAAGAACGATAGACGATTCTACATCTACTATAAAGGGTCATGTTAGAATATCTAATAAAACTGATTCGTCACAATTTTTATTATTTACGATATCAGCAATTGCAGAAATGACAGGCTACTTCAGAGTTTACATTTCCAATGTTTCTTCTTCAGCTGACAGTCCATTCTCAAATGGTGAAGAATTAATAGTTACCTTTGCTAGAACTGGTGATAAAGGTGATACTGGTACTCAAGGTGTACAAGGTATAAAAGGAACTCAAGGTACAACTGGTTCTACAGGAAGTACTGGTTCTCAAGGAATTCAAGGTATTCAAGGAATAAAAGGTACACAAGGTACAACTGGTTCGACTGGAAGTACTGGTTCTCAAGGTGCTACTGGTACTCAAGGTGCTACTGGTACTCAAGGAGTTCAGGGAATAAAAGGGATACAAGGCACAAAAGGAACACAGGGTACAACTGGTAATACTGGTGGTACAGGTCCAACTGGTTCACAAGGAATTCAAGGAATTCAAGGAATTAAGGGAACACAAGGAACGAAAGGTACTCAGGGTACGACTGGTAATACTGGTGGAACTGGTCCTACTGGTTCTACTGGTTCTCAAGGTATACAAGGTATACAGGGTGTAAAGGGAACTCAAGGAACTACAGGAAATACTGGTGGAACTGGTCCTACTGGTTCTACTGGTTCTCAAGGTATCCAAGGTATACAAGGTATAAAGGGGACTCAAGGTACAACTGGCTCAACTGGTTCTACAGGCTCTCAAGGTGCTACAGGAACTCAAGGTGCTACTGGAACTCAAGGTGTCCAAGGAGTCAAAGGAACTCAAGGTACAAAAGGTACGCAAGGTACGACTGGTAATACTGGTGGAACTGGTCCTACTGGTTCTACAGGAAGCCAAGGAATTCAAGGAATTCAAGGCATCAAAGGAACTCAAGGAACTACAGGCTCAACTGGAAGTACTGGTTCACAAGGTGCTACAGGAACTCAAGGTGCTACTGGAACTCAAGGAGTACAAGGTATAAAAGGAACTCAAGGAACTACAGGAAATACTGGTGGAACAGGACCTACTGGTTCTCAAGGTTTACAGGGCATAAAAGGTACTCAAGGTACGAAAGGTACTCAAGGTACTACTGGAAATACTGGCGGAACAGGTCCAACTGGTGGAACAGGTCCTACTGGTTCTACTGGTTCTACTGGTTCTCAAGGTGTCCAAGGTATCAGAGGTACTCAAGGTACAACTGGTAATACTGGTAGTCAAGGTATACAAGGAATTCAAGGCCTACAAGGTGTGAAGGGAACTCAAGGTACAAAAGGTACACAAGGTACAACTGGTTCTACTGGTGGTACAGGTCCAACTGGTGGAACAGGTCCTACTGGTCCTACTGGTCCTACTGGTGGAACTGGAACACAAGGAACGAAGGGTACTCAAGGTACGACTGGTAATACTGGTGGTACAGGTCCAACTGGTGGAACAGGTCCTACTGGTCCTACTGGAGGAGCAGGGCCTACTGGTTCACAAGGTGCTACAGGAACTCAAGGTGCTACAGGAACTCAAGGTGCTACTGGAACAACTGGTTCTACTGGAGGAGCAGGTCCTACTGGTCCTACTGGTCCAGATGGTCCTACTGGTCCTGGTGGTCCTACTGGTCCTGGTGGTCCTACAGGTGCTGGTGGAACTCAAGGTACTCAAGGTATACAAGGAATCAAAGGTACTCAAGGAACTCAAGGTGCTACTGGTGCTGGAGGTCCAACTGGAGGAACAGGGCCTACTGGTGGTACAGGTCCTACTGGTGGTACTGGTTCTCAAGGTGTTCAAGGAATAAGGGGGATTCAAGGAACTCAAGGTGCTACTGGAACAACTGGTAATACTGGAGGAACAGGGCCTACTGGTCCTACAGGTCCTACTGGTCCTACAGGTCCAAATGCTGGAATAACTTCATATACCAATCAGACTAATAACAGAGTAATAACATCTGTAAATTCATCTACAATAAATGCTGAAGCTAATATGACTTTTGATGGTAATGTCTTGTCATTAAATGCATCAGGTAATTCTGAACTAAAGATGGCTACTGGTGGTCATAATACCCAAAATGGTGGAATACTTACAAACAGTCAAACAATGACAATAGGTGACACTCAAGACTCAGATGCAATCAACAATGTTTTAATCAAAGCTATTGGTCAAAGGGCTCAATTTGCCGAAGATCAAACTAGATTTTCAGGTGCAGAGGTTCAATTCGGTGTAAATGACGCTGGAATAGATGTAACATTCTTTGGTGCTACCTCAGGTAGAAAAGCGTTTTGGGATCAATCAGCCGACCAACTAAAATTTTACGATAATACAAAGCTTGTATTTGGAACTGGGGCAGCTACGGCTGGATTTGATGCCTCTTTAGTATTTGATGGTACTGATTTAATTCTTGATGGTCCTTTAGATGTAACAGGAGACTTTTCAGCCGCTACAGTAGCAGGTCATCATTGGCAATTAGAACCTTGGGCAGCTAGTACTGGTAGATATTTAGCATTAACTACGGATGACCATAATACTAATGATTATGTACTACTTTATGATACGACAGATTTTCACACATTTGTAAGTGCTAAGAATACAGGTACTCTTTTCTTAAATGGTGGTGGAAATTCTACTCAACGAATTGCAATTTATGATGGAGATTCTACCGCTAGAATTGATGCAACCACAAGTAACTTTACAGTTACTGGTGATGTAACGGCTTACTATTCAGATACTAGACTAAAAGATAAAATTAAAATTGGTATAGATAATCCAATAAATAAAATTAATGATATAGAAGTATTTACTTACAAAAACAATGATTTAGCAAAAAGTTTTGGATTTGATAACGATGATATTCAAATAGGTGTTAGTGCACAATCTGTACAAAAAGTATTACCAGAAGTTGTTGATATTGCTCCTTTTGATTTAGATAAAGATGGTAATTCAAAATCTGGTGAAGATTACTTAACAGTCAAATATGATAAGATAGTTCCATTACTAATAGAGTCTATAAAAGAACAACAAAAACAAATCGATGAACTTAGACGAGAATTAGAGGAGTTGAAATAATGGCGGTTCCTGGTAGCGGTACAATATCAATGCTAGGTATTTGGTCTGAAAAAAATGATAGTGATTATACTTCTAATAATACAGATGGTGAGAGCAATTTTAGTCTAAGAGGACTTTCTAGTAATAGTCACGATGACAGTAGTAATGGAAATATAAATTTGAAAGGTAGTGGTGGTGGTAATGGTGTACAGGCTCAAGTAGCTCCATACTCAATGAGTGAGTTTTATGGTTATGATCATGATGGTGGCCCGTCAGTAGGCTCTTATGGTAATAGTAGTAATACCCAAATGTTCTCAGGAGATCAAGGTACTCGTCAAGTAACCGTTTCGAATATAGACTTATCATCAGCAGCTTATGTAGGTGAATCACTCATCGGCGCGACAGGTCATATTTTCTTTAGATTTGAGTCAGGAACATCTTTTAGATCTGATGCTCAGCTAAAAAGACTAATTTACAATGGTGGTCTTGTATTCAAATCATTTTCTACATCAGGAGTCAATGGTATTCAAACAACATCCCTAACCACTAATACAGCATACAATCACAGCTCTACATGGATTCAAATCGCTAATGCAACTACGGCAGGAAGATGGAATCAACGTAATGGTACACCTCCGTCAAGTGGAACAGGAGTAAGTGCAGATGGTCTTTATTATGAATCAAGTGGTGCTGGTTCTAACAAAGATGTTTATCTAAGGTTTCCTGAAATTACTTTTTCTTCTAATACCATGACTTATGAAGGCTATGGCTACGGATCAAATATGGGTACTCTTTTCTTAGGCATTTACATAACAGGATAATGATATGAGTCTAATACATAGTGGGAGTTGCGATGGAACAACGCAATTATCCGAATCAATATACATATGTAGAACAGAAGATTATAGTATCATTAGTACAAAAGGAGCGACTTCAGGTTCATTACTAAAAATATCTTCAACTCACGATATGGATAGCGATGATGAAGAGATAGGAGACTTTATAACAGGCTCATTTTGTCCTGAATGTAATGTATTTTGGGCAGGAAATGATGTTAGTGGTTCTTACTAAAATGCAAAAATAAATTATTTTTTGAGATAACTACTATATATTTATAGTTATTGAGGAAAAAAGTTATATGAAATCTTTTATGAATATTGAATCGATATCAAAGCTGGGCATAAACCATCCTTTGATTATAGACAGTTCAGATACAAATGGAACTGGAATTGCCAATCCTAGCATACTGAATATAGATGACTTTTTATATATCAATATAAGAATGCTAAACTACACATTATATCATTCTATTGGTGCTAAAGGTTGGATGGAAGAAGGTGGTAGATATTCTTCAAGATGGGGTCCTTTGACATATGTACATCCTGAAAATGATGCTAGATTAGTTACAGATAACTTTTTAGCAAAGTGGAGTAATTCGACTAAATTCAATAAAATAAATATGGAATTAGATGTTGAATCCAAATGGACATTTGCTGGATTAGAAGATGGTAGGTTAGTAAATTGGAATGATAAAGTCTATATTACAGGTGTCCGTAGAGATACTACAGATAATGGACAAGGAAGAATGGAATTATCAGAGTTGAAAAAAATATCTTCACATCCAACTGAAATTAGTAGAGTTAGAATAGAACACCCTACAGATCCAAACTCTTATTGTGAAAAAAATTGGATGCCTGTTAGGGACTTACCATATCATTTTGTTATGGATGCTAATCCTACTAAATTAGTCAAAGCTAATCCAAAAACAGGAAAATGTGAATTGGTATATGAAGGGAAAAAGATAGATATTGATGGAAATATGAGAGGCTCTTCACAAATTATAAAACATAATGATGGATTTTTTGCTATAGTACATGATACTAATTGGTGGAGATTTGAAGATAGGTGTGCTGAAAACAAAGATGCTATTTATAGTCACAGACTTGTACAATGGGATAAAGATTTCGTAGTACAAAGGGTATCTAAACAATTTACTTTTATGGATGGTCAGATTGAATTTTGCTGTGGTATGGATAAGTTAGGAGATGACTTTTATATAACATTTGGGTTCGAAGATAATTCAGCTCACATGCTACAGATAAATGAAAAGGTTCTTGATAACTTTTTTGATAAGAATTTGGAATATAGTGTATGAATAATACGATAACAAAATTATTACAGCAATACAGTATAGATACTACTGGTATTGAAATTCAGTTGGAGCTGGCTAAGGCTTATTTCGATATACAGCAATATGCTTCAGCAGTATCATACCTAAATAGAATAGCTGAAACATCTAAAGATGATGATGTTGTATATGAAAGTCTTTTACTTTTAGCAAATTGTTTTTTTCTACAAGGAAATAGAAGTTCGCATAATAAAGTTTCGTTATATCACGCAGTTGCTCTAAAACCAAAAAGACCTGAAGCTTATTTTCTTTTATGTAGAGAATTTGAAATAGAAGAGCCATTTCAGGCATATGCTTATGCTAATATATCAATTGAGTATAAAGATAATTCAAAAAGGGTAACATCTCTACCATTTGAGTATGAACATTATAAAGCTGTATTTCAAAAAGCCATAAACGCTTGGCATAGTTGGAAGATAGAAGAGTCAAAAGAAATCCTTTATGACCTGCATATAAATTATGAAATGTCTGAGTTTTATAACGAACTTGTCGTAAACAACCTAAATAACTGTGGGTGGCCTGAAAAAAATAATAAAATAGAAGAACCTAAGATAGTAGATATAGAACCAAAAAAACCAAAATGGGCTGTAACTGATTACCCAACATTAGAGATAACAACTGTAATACCTACTAAGGGATGTGTTGTAGATTGTGTATTTTGTCCACAAGAAATACTAAAAAAATCATATACTGATGAGATGAGATTTATGACTATGGCTGATTTCAAAAAAGCTATTGATAAAGTTCCTAATGATGTGAGAATTATATTTTCAGGCTTTATAGAACCATTTATGAATAAGCATTGCTCTGATATGATGATTTATGCTTATGAAAAGGGACATCCTATTGCAGCATTTACTACTGGTATAGGTATGACATTAGATGATGTAGAAAAAATAAAACATATACCATTTGATGACGGTCCTAATAGCGGATTTACATTACATTTACCAGATAAAGAACATTTAGCAAAACATCCTATAACAAAAAGGTATATAAGTGTACTGAAAGCTATAAAAAAGGCTAAATTTAGTAGTTTTTACCTAATGTCTATGGGAGATGTACATGAAGAAGTAGAAAAATTAGGCATTTGGAAAAAAGAGGATATCCATATACCAGTAATGTGGTCTAGAGCTGGTAATTTGAAGGGCGAAGCTCAAATGAAGCCGGAACTAAGAAAAGTTATGGATAGAGTTAGGGATGCTTCTGAGTACAACTCTGAAAATTATGTTGAAGGGGAACTTACTTGTGGATGTGTCGAAGATTTATATCATAATATTTTATTACCAAATGGAGATGTGTCTCTTTGTTGTATGGACTATGGACTAAAACATATTACAGGTAACTTATATGAACAATCATTTGAAGATAGTATTCCTGATAATAATCAAAGTTTTTCGTTGTGTAATGGATGTGAAAATGCTATACCAATAAAAGATAAATTGGCTAATAAATCTTTAGGTGATAAATTGATTGATAACCAAGCAGGTCTAAATGATGAAATTTCGTTAGAGAAAGATATAATAAAAATAAACGAAACTTCTAAATGGGGTGGTGATATCTATGAAAAAAAAACTTTACTACCTAAAGTAAATACCGATAATGAACCAACTATCGTTGTAGTTGATAATTTTTTAGAAAATCCTGATGAGGTTAGAGAGTTAGCACTAAGTATGTCAGATGAGTATAAAAAAAGGGGTTCGGTTGGTATTAGGTCTAAACCATATCCACATGGAGATATTTACAGACCAATATTTGAAAAATTGTTAGGAATAAAAACAGATGATAGCGAATGGGCTGGTGATGGTGGAACGCATGGGTGCTATCAATGGTCACCAGCAGAAACTGGTCAGGTAGTACATTGTGATGCTACAGATTGGGCTGGTATAATATTTTTAAGTCCTGATGCACCACCAAGAACAGGCACTTGGTTGATGAAACATAAAGAGACTGGCAAGAAGATGAGACAAGAAGGTCTCGAAGATGTATTTATAGGTAATCAGGCACAATGGGATACACATCCATTTGAAAAGATAGACGATATTGCTAATGTCTATAACAGATTAATTTTATGGAATGGGAGACATTTACATACAGCAGGTTCTTACTTTGGAGAATCCATAGATAATTCTAGATTGTATCAAGTGTTCTTCTTTAATGAAAAAAAATAATAACAAGGAGTATATTATGAGTGAAGTAAAAAAAGTAACAGAAGAAGAGCTACAGACTATTAAGGACTTAGGAACACAATATCAAACTATTGCTAATACTTTTGGTCAACTAAAGGTTCAGAGAATGTTACTTGAGCAACAAATAAAGGGACTTGATGAAACTGAAGTCAAACTTGAATCCAATTATATCGAAGCGCAAGAAAAAGAAAGAGCATTGCTGAAAGATATGAATGAAAAGTATGGTCAGGGAACATTGAACCCACAGACTGGTGAATTTACATCTAAATTAGAAGAAAAACCAGAGGAAAAGTAAAATAAACTTGTATATATGTGTATTTGGGAGTTTCTCATTATATTTATATATAATAATTTATCACACTAATTTTTAAGGAGAAAAGACATGTCAGAGAGAATTGTCAGTCCTGGTGTATTTACTCGTGAGAAAGACTTATCGTTTCTACCCGCTGGGGTAGCTAACATTGGAGCAGCTATAATAGGACCTACATTGAAAGGTCCTTCATTTGTTCCAACACAAGTATCATCTTTTTCTGAGTTTAAAACAATTTTTGGAGGATATACCAAAGATTATTATACGCCTTACACAATAAACGAATATCTAAGGTCTGCAGGTTCAGTAACCGTAGTCAGAGTTGGATATTTACAAGGATACAAAGCAAATGCAATACATTTAGTTGCTAGTGGCTCAGGAATAAATCACGTAGTTGCCAGTTACTTACCAGCTAAAAATAATACTGGTGGTTCTGTATCTGCTTCGTTGACATCAGCAACAGCAACACGGGCTAATTCATTTGATATTAGATTTGCTGGTTCAAATGCTAGTGCTAGTCTTACATCATTGACCATAGCTGAATCAGACGCTACAAGTGCTAATTATCTTGGAGATAAAGTACCATCGGATGCTAATGTAAACACAATTGATGGCACTTCTGCTCCAGTATACACATACAAGTATTTCAGAGGACACATTAGTCAATCATTGTCTGGTGGCGCAGTAGCCTCTACTGTATCTATGAGTATTGAAGTATTATCTTCATCAGAGATGGATTTTCAAAGCGGAACTGAGACAGTAAATGCTAGTACATATGTATCTACTATAAATGGTAGTAGTGGAGCAACTTCTGCTAGAACACCATCTATTTTAGACCAAAATTCCAACGAATTGTTCAAAATTTATATGAGAGCAGATGGAACAGCAACTAACAACTATTATGTTGTCATAAAAGATGTTGTTCAGGCGGATGTGAATAATACAGCTGAAAATTATGCTGAATTTGGATTAGAATTATTTGATGCAATAGGAAATTCTTTAGAATCATATTCTAAATTAGTATTAGATCCTACATCACCTAATTTTATTGCTAAGGTAATAGGAGACCAATTTCAGAGTGTAAGTGATGATGGTGAAGTAACTGTTTATGGTGAGTACGCTAATCGTTCTAATAGAATCAGAGTCGGTGACTATCTTCCAGATAATCTAAAGGCTTCAAAGGCTTCACAGCCATTTGGTTTTGCTGCTGTAATCGAACCGATTATATCTACAGCTGCTGTACCTACTGGTTCAATAAATACGATACAACAATCAACATCAAACAAAGGTAACTATGATGGTGGAGTAGCATATGGATTCAAATTGAGTTCATTACATTTCAATAAAGAAGAGAGAAATGATGCTGTTTCTTACTTGTCACCGATTCCAAAGGCGGCTGTAAAAGGTAATAATGCTAATTTCTTATTATCTAATATGAGTGGATTTGGAACAGGCGCTGACCTAACAACATTACAGACTACATATGGTTCTACATTTGTAGGCAGTGCAGCTAGTTTGACGATTGCTGCCGCTTCTGTACAACAGAAATTTGCTGTTCCGATGCAGTATGGATTTGATGGTATAGCACCAAATAAAGTTCTAAACACTGGTAATGATATTACTGCTACTAATGTAATGGGATTTGATTGTAGTACATCAGCAGCTAGTGGTTCAGTTGCTTGGAAAAAAGCTGTAAATGCTGTTAGTAATCCTGATGAGATTGATATCAATATGGTAGCAACACCTGGATTAGTACATAGTTTACATCCAAACGTAACTAATCATATTATCAGTAAAGTAGAAGCTAGAGCTGATGCTTTCTATGTAATGGATGGTGCTGCTTGGGGTGATACAGTTGCTGCTGCTATTAGTAATGTCAAAACATTAGACACTAATTATGCTGCTACTTATTTTCCTTGGGTAAAGATAGATGATCCTAATACTGGTGAAGGTGTATGGGTTCCGCCATCGGTAGTAATACCTGGCGTAATTGCTTTCACAGATAGTGTAGCTCACGAATGGTTTGCTCCTGCTGGATTGAATCGTGGTGGGTTAGCTAGTGTTAGAATGGCTAAAAAGAAATTAACTCATACAGATAGAGATAGATTGTATGATGGTAGAGTCAATCCTATTGCTACATTTCCTGGACAAGGAGTTGTGGTATTTGGACAAAAGACACTACAAGCTAAACCATCTGCTTTAGACAGAATCAATGTACGAAGATTATTAATCAGATTGAAGAAGTTTATTGCTTCGTCAAGTAGATTCTTAGTATTTGAACAAAACGATTCATCTACAAGAACTAGATTCCTAAATATTGTGAATCCGTTCTTAGAATCAGTTCAATCTAATAGTGGATTGAGTGCTTTCAAAGTAGTAATGGACGAAAGTAATAATACACCTGATGTAATTGACAGAAACCAATTGGTTGGACAGATATTTATCCAACCTACAAGAACTGCAGAGTTCATTGTATTGGATTTCTCAGTATTACCGACTGGTGCTGCATTTCCTGAATAATAAGGGGGTGTAAAAAAACTAAGGGGCTCAATTTAGAGCCCCTTTTTTTTGTCTAAAAAACTAAGAAAAAACTATGAAAGAAATCATTAAATGATTTGAACGATTTTTCAGTTTGGTTATATTTATATATGAAAGAATTAAACACTTATTAGGAGAACTGAAATGCCAGACTTAATCGATCCTTCAGAAATAATGTTCACTCCATTTGAACCTAAACTGAAAAACAGGTTCATTATGTACATTGAAGGCGTACCTGCTTATATTATAAAAAGTGGAAACAGACCACAAATAAATTTTGAAACTATTACTTTAGACCATATAAATGTTCAGAGGTATGTAAAAGGTAAAGGTACCTGGCAGACATTAGAAATAATGTTATTTGATCCAATAGTACCATCTGGTGCTCAAGCCGTTATGGAATGGGTTAGATTATCACATGAATCCGTAACAGGAAGAGATGGGTATTCAGATTTTTATAAAAAGGATATTACTTTCAATATGTTAGGTCCCGTAGGAGATAAAGTAGAAGAATGGACACTAAAAGGTGCTTTTATACAAAACGCAAACTTTGGTACTATCGATTGGTCTGTAAATGAACCATCTGATATCACATTGACACTACAATACGATTACGCTGTCCTACAATTCTAAGGAGTTATTATGAGTTTTTTAAGAGAAATGCTTTCGAGTGATGCGAAGATATCAAGTAAAAGATTTGTCGGTTTTATGGCTTTCTTTATGTTGATATGTAGTTGGGGTGCTGATACCTTTTCTGCATTCGAAGTAAAAGACAAAATATTAGAATGTTTTATGTACATTTCAGTAGTTGGACTTGGTGTTACAGCAGCTGAAAAGTTCGGTAAAAAATAGTTATAGTATAAATACAAATCATAGGAGTCAAATATGGCTGAAGTCAAATTCCCTACAGAAGTAGTGGATTTGCCGTCAAAAGGGTTACTTTATCCTGAGGACAGTTCTATATCAACTGGTAAAGTAGAAGTAAGGTATATGACGGCAAAAGATGAGGATATCCTCACATCGCCTAATCTAATAAAACAAGGAATAGTAATTGATAAGTTACTGGAAAGTCTTATAGTCGATAAAGATATAAAAGTAGAAAACTTACTATCCGGCGACAAAAACGCCATACTTATAATTGCTAGAATATTAGCATATGGTAAAGATTATGAGGTAGAGGTAGATGGTCAAAAAGTAAAAGTAGATTTAACTAAACTGAAAGATAAAATATTAGATGAGTCTATTGTAGGTGATCGTATAAATTCATTTGATTATGAACTGCCTGCTACTAAGAGAAAACTAAAATTTAAAATGCTTACTTCAAAAGATGAAAAAAGTATATCAGATGAGGCAGAAGCATTAGCTAAAATAAGTGGTGGTGTATCATACAATCTAACCACTAGAATGAAGCATCAAATTATATCAGTAGATGGTGTGACAGATAAGGCTGGTATAAACTCTTTTGTTGATAATGAATTGCTATCAATTGATAGTATCGAACTACGAAAGTACATTGAGGACATTACTCCTGATGTTGATATGTCGTGGGAATATACAGACAACAACGGAGTAAGGAGGGATATATTGGTGCCAGTCACCGTTACGTTTCTTTGGCCTAACGCCAGAATCTAAGTCACAGATTCACGAACAAATATTTCAAATAGGTTTCAACTCTAAAGGGCTATTTTCCTTTACAGAGTTGTATGACATGCCCATATATTTACGGACATTTTATATGAAAAGGCTTATGAAGCATTATAAAGATCAAGAAAAAGAAATGGAAAAAGCCAGAGGTAAAAAGTTTTAGAACTTGATATTTATTATTGAATAGTTCCAACTTTATAAACTACGGAGAGAAGTATGAAAATTACTGAATATGGTCTATTAGACAAACTATATCAGAGGTGGAGAGATAATAAACTCAAAGGAGCTGCTAAAAAATTATTAGATAAAGATCCAGAGCTAAAAAAGTCATTTCAAAATATGAATAGTGCTAGTGAAAAAGCTATAGCCGCATTAGTAAAAAAATTCCCACATCTAAAAGATGAATTTGGTAAGTAATATATAAGATTATGGATCAAAAAGAATATAATAAAGCTAAAAGAGAAGCTGCTAAAATAGAAAAAAACGCTGTTGAAAAAGGCGTCAAAATGCGTGTAGCAACATACGAAAAGTTATTAAAATTAGAAAAAGAAATTGAAAAATACGAAAAGGGCAGATTAGATCGTGATAAAAAAATATTAGGGTTTAAACAAGCACAATATAAGACTGATGCAGATCAACTCAATCTAACACAGAAAATAGAAGGACTAAGTAAGTCTATGATTGGCTATATGTCTAAGTTGGCTGGAAGTGGAGATGATTTTTCTAAATCATTGAGTGCAGCGGCTAAATCTGGAGATGAAGCTGCTATAGGTGCTGGTAACGCTTTTGCTGATTTGTTAAATCAAGTAAATTCTGGTGAGTTAGGTGAAAGTGGAATACTATCAGCATTGGCTAATACAGACTTTGGTGTACACGAAGAAGAAGTTAAGAAGTTGGCTGACGCTATGGGAAAAACTCCAAAGATGCAAAAAATATTTGAAGTAAAAGCTAAAACATTTGCTGCTTTAGATAAAGCAGCTGGTGGGTTATTGACTACAATTAGAACAATGATGGCTAGTACGGGAATTGGTGCGCTTGTAGCAATACTTGGATATCTTGGTATGAAGCTATTTCAATTCGTTGCTGGTACAGTAAAAGCAACTAAGGAACTAAGACAAGACTTAGGTACTTCGACATTAGAATCAGGTAGATTAGCAGTCAACATGCAAGCGGCTGGTGCAGCTGCTAAACTTGCTGGTGGTAATTTTGAACAGGGAAAAGAAGCTGTTACTGGATTACTTGACGCATTCAGAGATACTCGAGTAGTAACATTGGGTACTTCTACTGCTATGGCTAAACTATTAGCTAATACAGGACTAACTGGTGCTGAAGCTGGTAGTTTACTAAAGACTATGGATTTAATGAATGATGCTTCTTTAGAAACAAATATTAATACATTATTAGCAAAAGACAATATGATTGAGGCTGGTTCATTACGAACAGCAAATGTTTTGAAAATGGTTGCTAATAATGCTAATTCTTTTGCTATGGCGGGAGCAAAAGGTGCTGATTCTATGATTAAGGCAGCTATGGCTAGTGAGAGAATGGGGGTTGCACTAAGTAAGTTTGATAGTTTAGCAGATAGTTTTATGGATATTGAAAAAACAATGATGAATCAAGCTAGACTAAATTCACTATTTCAAGGAGCTAATATAGATTTGAGTAGGGCGATGCAGTTATCAGATGCGAATGATTTAGAAGGACTACAATCAGAAATTGGTAATGTATTAGGTAAAATAGGAATAGAGAACATTCAGACTAGATCTCAACAACGGGCACTTGAAGATATTTTTCCTGGCTTTTCTTTTTCAGATATGCTGAAAATGAATTCAGGAGAGAGTGTTACAGACACAGTCAATGGAAGTGCTACTCCACCTGTTGCTAAAGATACTCTATCAGCTGCTAATAAATCAAATGAAATACTAACATCAAATCATACAGAACAGATGTTGCTTATGAACAAGATGCATGCTCAAAATGATGAACTTATAAAAGTAACAAAAAACATGGGAAAATAAAATGGGATTTGATCCAGAAATTAATGAGCAAAGAATACAAGATAAAATAGACTTGTGGAGAAAAGGTCAGCCTAACAGAACTAAAGTTTCAGCAGATAAGACAGGCGGTACTATAACTAATCCTATAGACAATCAAATAGAAAATGGAGTAGACTTCTTTGACGATAACACAAGCAGTCATACTGGATTTGTACCAAAAACAGATTTAGCATCTAGATATCATCAGATGAAAGGTGCTACTATCTCTTCTGCTTGGCCTGATGCTGCTAGAACGAATACTAAGACTAGAAGTGCTTATGGTGAAAATGGTGAGTACGGGGAACTTCCAAATGTAGGTATATCAAGCCAATCTCATATAATAGATGGTGACGTGGTAGTGGGCGTAAGAAATCATAATGGTTCTTACTATGCTGATCTAATTCCAATAGAAAATCGTAATAGTATGTATAGAAGAGAATCAAGTTACACTTTCAATCAATGGGGAACTATACCTACTGGAACAGAAAGTGAGATTATTTATCCACCATTTGATATTAGTACACAAACTACTTTATATGGAATACAAAATTTACAAGATGGTGGTCAGTGGACTATAGATACTCAGCCAGGTGGATTTAGTTTTGATAATCCAGTAGTTAATGCTAATGTTGACTTTATGATTACTCCAATTAGTGGTTATGTCAGTTATTTAAATAATAATAACAGCACAGATACACATAATGTTTTAGCTATTAGTTCACCGAACGCAGTTGCTAGTACTATGATGGGTACTACTGCTAAGTACCAAGGAAGTTCTAATTTAGGTCCTTTCATAAATACATTTGATAGTCAGTACATTGGTGCTACTGGAGAAAGTTCTACTTTGAGTCAATTATGGGATACTACGATTAGAACAAACTTACTTTCATATGGCTCGGATGCGCCAGGTAAAAAGGATGGTATTTTTCAATTCAATAATGTGCCGAATGGACTAAATGAAAACAATCTGTTCAGTACTACTCTGATGAGAATGGTGTCCAACAAGGGGCCTTTTGAGGGTAATGCCACCCATCCTATACTCATACGAAGTTATGATAATAATTGGAGTGATGAATTACCAAAGAGCGAATATGGTCTCAAAGACGAATATGATAATGCTTTTGGATACTTATCAGACATTCAAATAAATATGAGTGCTGCTAGTTATTATAGAATCAATGTCTGGTCTCAGACTACTGCTGGTTCTGTTTGGTTCACCCAACAAGAAAATTTACAGAAATTGAACCCAACATTTGAGACTAGAGGGTTTCATCAGAACTCTATACTTGGTGGTATTGGAGGAGCAAAAGGATTATTTTATCAACACAAGACAAGACATAAAGATACGGATGATAATGGTAATAGATATGAAAAGTTATTAAATGGAAAAACTACACCAAAGTTTATACAAGACAATCCAAATGTTAGTCGTTTTGATCTTCTAACACAAAAATTTGGGTTTGGTAGTAGAATTGCTATGCAGGGAAATTATGATATAAATCCTGATGTTTCATTATCACTAAGCATATTTGGAATAACTGCGGGTTTTGAAGCTGGTAATCCAGCATTACCATTAGCAAATGGAATATTCTTTTCAAATCCAAATAGATATACTGGAGAACTATCTTCTGCTCCAGTTACTATAGTAGATGGGATACCATCATTTACAAAAAATGCGGGTACGGGAGAAGGTAGTACTGCTAAATCAGATGCTGACAAAATATTAAATACTCAAGGAGGAACTTTCAATAAAGAAGCTCATTCCTATGACAGTACAAGAAGTAACATAGCTCAAAAATATGCTTCGTTAGCATATGGTAGACTAAACAATTTACATTCATATGAGAAAACACTAAAGAGTCCTGCTGAACTTATTGGATTTTTAGAGGATGGTGATATTTCTCCAGGAAGTATATTTCCAAGTGCCACTTTAACAGGAGAAATTTTTGGAATCGACTACACAGCAACATTAGGCGATGTTCCATCAACACATAATGTTGCTAGAAGGCGTAAAGAGAAAGAAATAAATGATGCTGTAGGGAATGCTGGTGTTGAAGGTAAGGTAGGTGTTCCTACTATAGATCCAAAATTAGGCGTAGTAAAGAAAAGTACATATGGTAGTGGGTTTTCCGCAGGTGCTTATGATGGTACTGATAAAATTAATATGACTCCATACGGAGCAGATGTAGATGGTGAAAATGTAAAGTATTCAAATAGTTTGACTGCTAAAGACTTTATAAAGTTTAGATTCTTTGATGTTGTAAATAATAAATACATAATATTTAGAGCTATACTTAGTGGAATACAAGATACAATACAAACTGATTATGGTGAAGAAAAATATATAGGAAGGCCCGATAAACTTTATATTTACAAAGGTGCTGATAGAGATGTAAGTTTCAGCTTTAAAATTTACCCTAAATCAAAGCAGGAATTTCCAATACTAATAGAAAAACTTAACTATCTTATTGGGCTATGCTATCCAAGTATATCATCTAATAGTAGAATGAAAACGCCATTTATGAATTTGACATTAGGTGATATGTTTGTAGATGCTCCTGGTATACTTAAAACAGTAGGTATTACTGTTGAAGATAATACAACTTGGGAAATGGATGAGGGACTACAGTTTCCAAAACATATTTCTGTTAGTTGCCAGTATCGATACATTGGTAGTGGTGTACCATCAGGAACATCCGGAGATCATTATGGTGGAATTAGGCCATTTGAGGTCAATAATCCAACTGCTGAAGATATATTCAACAAATATATCAATTTTGATATAAATCATGATGGTACTCTTATAGACCAAGGGGCTGCTTATGTCGATGAAAAGTTAGGAATAACTAAAGGTATAGAAAATTTGAAAGACAAAGTATCCAGTTGGTTCTGATACAAACGCTGTAGGAGTAAAAAATGAGATATAAATCTACCAAATTTAAGATAGATAAAAATAGAAAACGATATTACTTGCCAACAATTGTACCGTCAATACCTATAAGTGATACAGACTTATTTATAAGAACTGTTGTTGGGGAGAGATTTGATAGCTTAGCACAAAAATTTTATGGTGATTCTAATTTATGGTGGATTATCGCAAAAGCAAATGATATGGCTAATGGTCAGATAGCAATTTCCAATGAAACGAAAATAAGAATACCGATGAACATACAACCTATACTAAGTACACTTGAGACTAATAATTCATAATGGCTTCATCAATTACAAGTAAGATACCAAGAGAAATACAAGAAGAGCTCAAAAGAAGAGAGTTACTTAGTAGTAGATCAGCAAAGAGTATTTATGTTCCTGGTGCTGGACAAAATGCTGTATTCGCTGATTATGCTTCTAAAACTCATTATGCTATAATGTCTACTAATCTGGCAGATTCTACAAAAAACAAAGCAATATCTGCTGGTGAAATAAAAGTAAACAACGGAAATTTAATTAATATGTCTTGGGGATTCAAAGGTAGTGGGAATGGAGCGTATAGAAATACTGAGTTGGGAAGTGCGACAGGAATAAGACCAGTTGCTGGAATAAAGTCTATATCTTCAGAATTTACAGGAGACAATCAGAGTTATATTAGACAGACTGATGTAAGATGGGTTGCTCCATCGCTTGAGTCACTAGAAGAGTTTGGAGCATTCTTAACAATAGGTGAAAACATAGTAGTTCAATGGGGTAATGTGGGTGCTAAAACAACATTGGATAATAATGAAAGTTTTATAGTTTTAAATGATGATAGAATAACAATAAATCAAGATGTTCAAACAAGTCCTTTAGAAAGAATAATTAGATCAAATGGAAATATGGATGGCGTTGCGGGACAAGTAAGTAATTTTTCATTCAAACTACGAGATGATGGTGGATTTGATTGTGTAACCGAATTAATATCATTAGGTGGTAATGTATTTAGTGTGGATAATAGACTAGGAGATATTCAAGGAATGTCTGCTGTTTTGCCAAAGGATGTAGAGAGTAAGCTAAAACAAATTTCTAATGGGTTAATACCTGATAAAGTTATAAATGTAATTGACGATACCATCGGACAGATAACAGAAACATTTTCTTTTCTTAATCCTAATTCTGCACAAAATGTTGATAATCCAAAGGTTACTGGTACAGAAGATAATTTACTAAATGCTTTGCTCAACTTAGATAACATAGTCTTAGCTCATATGTACGGTAATGGTGCTATAGATATTGAATTTTCAGATATAGGCGACAATCCAATTACCGAGGAAGATATTGATGCATATGATAACACTGTAGAAACTTCTATTAGTATAATAAGTTCGAAAGGCGATGATGAGGAAGTTGTTATCGTTGGCGATAATGTTACAGAAGAAGGTTTTGATGCATCTACTTATGTAGTAGAAACTAACGAAGAAGTTATCAAAAAACCTTGGCTTGCTAAGTTATTGGGTCTTTAGGATGGGAAACTAAATAATGGGAACTTTTAATACATTAATTGATAAGGGAAAGAACTTTATAGTATTCAATTCACCCGAAGGTCCTACAGTAAAAATGATTCGATGGGGTTGGTTTGAAGATAATATAATTTCAAAATATGTCTCACTTGTAGGTGCTGCTGGAAAGCCGATAGTAACTTTTAGAAGTCTTGCTGTAGAGTTAGACGAAGGCGGAAACCCAAAATATACTGATTCAAATGGTGTTGCTATAAAAACTTCCGTTAGAATCCCAGATCACAATTTACTTAGACCTATAAATCCATCACATTCATTGATATTCAAAAGTGAATATAGTACTATGAGAGGTTCAGCAAAATCAAGAACTCAAAAAATAGAGCATATGCTTGTTGAAGTAAACAGCACAATGGTAGGTGGTAGTAAGTCTAGACAATTCAATCATCCGGAATATACTTCAACTGATTCCAAAGAGGGCGATGGATATCTAAGAAATATTTTTGTAAATGTTGAAGTTATACAAAAAAAGTTTGGAATAGATATTGATAATTTAGGTCCTACTCAAGGAACCGATGGTTACCATACAGAAGGTATATCACCATCTACTAATATCGTTGCTTCTATGAAAAGTGTATTGTCAGAGATAAGTGCTAATTTCTCTAACTTTTGGGAATTCGATGTTATTACCGATGGTTCTAATCCTGAAAATTCATTGGTGGTAGATAAAAATCATTCACCTGTTCGTGTTGGGTCTTATACTAGATTCTTACAATCAGACTTAGGTAATCCCGCACAAGTATCGGATTTAGGTGTATATCTGTTTCCAAGTATGGAATTTTCAAGCGTAGTAAAAAATCAAACATTTGATGTGAGTATACCAAAAGGAGACGCTGCAGTATATTATTATGCAGCTAATTCAGTTAATACTGAACCATCATCAGATATAGAGATAAGAAGTGCTCAAAACTTTGCTGCTATACAAAATTCTGATAGGGACTTAGAATCAGAGCAAGGTCTGTACGGAGGTTTAGGTAGACTCTATACTCAATATCCAAATGGTGGATATCCATATGGAGATGAGTCTAGAAAAATGAAATTAGAATCTGATTTTAATCATAAAGAAAAAGTTCATACTCTTGCTGAGTTTATTAATCCTAACTTAGATGAAAAAAGAAGTGAACGTATATATTGGAGAAAGTATTCACCAACACCAACAGCAAAGTCTGGTAAAATAGAAACAGACGAATCTCCTACAGAGAACAGATCTCTAATTTTTAGCGATGGTAGATATCAGTATGTTACTGAAAAGCCAGCTGATACTGCACACTCAATTGCGAGTGTTGCTTCTGATGCTGTTAGTAGTGTCTCAGATGCTGTTGATGGAGCAGTCGGTAACACATCACCTGAAGAACCGATAAATGAGAGTTCTGATACAGCAGCTGCGGGCAGTCTTACTTTCGGCAAAGCACAAGATAAGAGTATTGATAATGAATATTTGCAACAAACCATTTCTCCTTTTTTGGGCGATAATGGCGGTGGTTCGATACCTCTGGAGATGTACCTAGCAGTTCAAGAGGAGGAGGAGAAAACTGTATTAAGACCTGTTTTCAATGCAGATGCTGCGAAGGCAAAAAAAGCTGTTACTGTCACAGCAGAAACTCAAAACATAGACTTTCTTTATTATTCTGTAGATCCAAAAGGCTCAGACAGTCACCCATTAGAAAGAATGAGACTGAAGTCTACAGTAAAAAAATACGCTAGTACATTAATGAATAGTAGTGGGACAAAGGGTCGTAAGAGTATGCCCCCATTTTATCCCGCAAGTTTATCATTGACTATAGATGGTATTTCAGGTGTTTCTCCAGGAAACTTGTTCAATGTTTCTTATGCTCCAGCAAAATATAATAAAAATTTTGTAAATGGAGGTACTGAATATGGTCCTTTAATGTTCTTTAGGATAAGTGATTTAAAACAAGAAGTAACTGTAGATGGCTGGAATACTTCTTTTAGTAGCATAGGACTGCCTAATACTGATGCTATAAGTGAGTTTACCAAATTAAAACAGAGTGCGGTAGATGACTTTTTTAGTTTAGAAATGGGAAGAGCATTCGGTACAGAAAACATGCCGTTTGATTATTTGGGTAAAATAAAAGACTTTATTAGTGTGATAGGTGATGTAGCTGATAGTGTTACTAACTTTTTCGATAATGCTTTAACTAATCAAGCAGAAACCAAAGCTGCTAAAAAGTTAGCTGAAGCTGAAAGAGAAGAGAAAAAGAAAAAAATAGATAATATGGATGGAAAGGTTACGCCTGTTAGTGAACAGGACGGAGAGTATTTGAAAAAGATTGCTGGCGTGACATCTGATATAGCTACGCCTATTAAGGGAGTTGCTGCGGGCGTTGGTACTATTGCTAGTGGTGGTTTTGGTGCAATTAGTGGTGCTGTATCCAACTTCTTATCTTCTGGATTTGGCGAACTTTCGGAAGGGGATATATCTAAAAATGGTAATATAAATCCCAGCGGCGGTGAAAAATCAACTACTACATTAGAAGCTGATATGGTTGATGCCGGCGGTTCTGATAAATCTCCAGATAAAATACCACAAACCGTAGATGAAGAGCTTGGTGCTCCAACTAGCGACATACCAGCAAGTTTTGGTGTTAGATTAGCAAATATAATGAAAAAAATAAAAGCTGGTCTTAGAAAAAAACAAAGAGATGTAAAAAGCCCAAAACCATCAGAAAGAGCAATAGTATTGTTAAAGAAAATAAAATTTACACATAACGTATCAACGACAGCTATGGCGGGAGACTTTAATGTACAAGTCGAAACAATTGGAAAATTTAAAGAAAAAGAAGAAACATTCATTACTGCAGAGATGGCAGGAAGCTCAGTTTTTGCAACAAGAAAAAGAATTCAGAAATATAATGAACAAGTTATAGCAGCTCGTTTTGCTACCGAATTTCCTAATGAAGAGATAGCTGAAAACGAAGGAAGTACAAAGCAGAATCCAGGATATCCATTTGTAGACCCATATTATAGTGAAGACCCATTTGGTTCTCATGCTAATAGGGCTGATGCTAGAGCCGCTTTAGCAAGTGCATTCAGAGATGCGGATGGTAATCCATATACTGGGTATACTGCTTATAAAAATGATTATCAAGATGATGCCCAAAGAAAAGAACATTGGGACAGTACACCAGCAATATGGTAGGGAGAATATAAATGGCTTATTCAGCAGAAAGTTTAGGGAATATGACAGCCGAAGAGGCGCAATCGACAGTACAAGCTACTCAAAATGTACCAACTTCCCAACAGAATATTCAGAGTCAAAAACTACAAAAACTAATCGATGAGAAGAACTCTGAAAAAAAAGGACAGCCAGCATTAGTAAAATATGTGACGGATAATACATCAAGAGTAGTGAAGGGCTTGGTTACTAACAGTGAAGAATTTGTCTATAGGAGCGGAAAGTCTGTACCAAAGGAAACTCCATATCACATACATTATACTAATAAGTTAGAAGAATTTTTTATGACTGGAAATGAGCATAATAAAGCTTCTGTAATAATTACTAGAGTTGATACTCCAACTGATTTTGCTATATACCAAAATCTAAATCCACAAAAAATACTTTCTATAAAAGAGACTACAGTAAAGCCTGTTATTAAAGATGTTGGGCGTGGATTTATGAAAAGGTATTTTGCTACTAAACCAAACGATACAACTCCACCCTTTGAGATTACTAAAAAGGATATGAATAAAAGCCCGTTGTATAAATACACTACTTTAATATGGCATTTCGTAGGTACAAAAGATGCTGTAAATGTTATAAACAATTTAGCTTTACGAAGAGCAGAAAAGAAAATGCCTGGTATAACAAAGTTGATTCCTGACTTACAATATTTTGTACAAGACAACAAACTCAATCCAAAAGAGGCTGTTGAGAACATAGTGTCTAAAATAAAAGGAAACAATACAACGCAAACTGAAAACCAATCCACAACACAAACTCAGACACAGACACAGACACAGACTCAACAACCAGCACCATCAGGATATAATGCTGGTTCAGGTGGTCCTCCTCCTGGTATGGGTGGATACTAAAATACTTTCGTATTTCAGATTTTAATTAGATATATATTATAAAATCAAAGGTTATTATATATGAAAAGTCAAGTCTTAGACAAAGGCTTTATTGAGGTTGTTGATTCGTTAGGAAACGATTTGACTGTTGTCAATTCAGCTAGAGTATCATTCGGTAAAAGAAAAGAAACATTCGATAAGTCAGATGAGAGGTTAGTTAGGTATTTAGCTAAATACAAACACTACTCTCCATTCAGACATCTACAAGTTCAGTTCCACATAAAAGCACCTGAGTTCGTAATGAGACAATGGTATAAGCATGTAGTTGGGATAGAGACTACATCTAACTCTTCTACTAAAGATCATGCTTGGAATGAGATTAGTGGTAGGTATGTCGAGTACGATGAGTTTTACGAACCAACCATTTACAGAAAACAATCTGATGATAATAAACAAGCATCAGAAGGCGAGTTTGAAGGAGATGATATAAAAGATGTAGAGTCTAATTGGAAACAGGCTCATAGTATGAGTCTAACTGCTTATAAAAATCTAATAGATAGTGGTATGGCAAAAGAACAAGCTCGTTGTATATTGCCACTTACATTATATACTGAAGTTTATTGGACAGCATCATTTCAGGCAGTAATGAACTTTATTGAGTTAAGAAATGAAAAAACAGCACAGATAGAGATACAAGATTATGCTAAGGTTCTATTGAAACAGATGGGTGAAGTATTTCCAAAGACAACTGAGTTATGGTGCGAGGCGCATAATTGGAGTATGTAGAAGAAATTCCTAAAGAATGGAAAGTTGATGCTGATTTTGAACTAAATCATCATTACTTGTTCGAACCACTTTTCTCTGAAGAACAATGTGATAAGATTATTGATATTGGAGAACGATTAGTATCGGAAGATGCTACTATTACAGATAAGGGAAGTGTCACCAAAGATACAAGAAACTCTAAAATTTCTTGGATACCGAAAGCAACTGAAACAGAATGGATTTATGAGTGGATTTGGGCTTCGGTTCAAAATACAAATCGATGGGAGTTAGATATAAGAGGATTTTATGAGAATCTACAATATACAATATATGACTCGACAGATGGTACAGCAAAGTATGATTGGCATACCGATACAGGACCCAATATGAACTATAGAAAAATTAGCCTGTCAGTACAACTTTCAGATGCTAATGAATATAGTGGTGGTATATTTGAATTAGAAAGGGGTGGTATGTTGAATACACCTGAACATTTGAAGAAAGGTAATGCTGTTATGTTTCCATCCTTACTGAGACACAGAGTATTGCCAGTCACAAGTGGTATTAGAAGGTCGTTAGTCGTTTGGATAGCAGGTCCTCATATAAAATGAAAATAATAGAATCACATAAAGAGTGGGAAAGTTTTATGAAAGAGTTTCAGATAAATTCTTCTGTAGTAGTTCCTGTACAATGTGATGATAACAAACACCCATTAGCAACAAATCTGTGCTTAATTTATATAAGATTGCTTGGAGATGTGAATGATAATACCGAAGAATACATATTACCATTTAGACACTCTGATGCTATAAACTTAGAAAAAAAGTATTTAGGTATGACTAGAACAGAACAGACAGTCTTTACTTATGATAAAAAGAAGTTACTGCACTTTTTAGATTGGGATGATATCACAGACATTCAGATGAAAAATTATTTAGATAAAAATGTTCCGATGCCACTCGATCAACTAACAACAAATTCACATGACTATTTTCATAGAATTTATTGGGGGAAGTCTAATATAAATTGTATTATACCTATAATGAAACATTTAGAAATGAGTAGACTTATCGTTGATGAGATAAAAAAATGTGTATTCACTCAAGATCAAAGTTGCTTTGGTACATACAATAACGATGTTATACCTAATTTACATAGTATTGAAAAGAACGGATTACAAACCACAAATGGTATGGTCTTTAGTGAATATAATCTGTATACTGCTACAGGTCGTCCATCAAATAGATTCGGTGGAACTAACTTTGCTGCTCTAAATAAATCAGATGGTAGTAGAAAAAAGTTTATAAGTAGGCATGGTGAAGATGGTGTACTGATAGAGATGGATTACGATGCTTATCACCTAAGGCTAATTGCGGATGTAGTAGACTATAAATTTCCAAAGGGGTCTGTTCACAGACATATGTCTAAGTTATATCAAGTAAATTATGATGAGGCTAAGTCTCTATCATTTCAGTATTTATATGGGCATATTCCTGATAATGTTTTGCGAGAAAATCCATTTTTTGCCAAAGTTCAAATATATATCGATGAGGTATGGAAGAGGTATAAATCTAATAATTTCGTAGAATCTGATATTTATAATAAGAGGATATACAAAAATAATCTATCTGATATGAATAAGAATAAAATGTTCAATTATCTTATTCAGCTGATGGAAACTGAAAATAATATGAAAGTGCTTACAAAATTATTACCAAAACTAAGTGGTTATAAGAGTAAGATAATTCTGTACAGTTACGATTCATTTTTATTTGATGTACATAAAGATGATGGGATGGAGTTTATGAAGATGGTAAAATCTATTGTCGAAGTGAGAGGTAAGTATCCAGTGAGAGTTTCAGAAGGTTTGAATTATCACAAAATGGAAAATATTACGGAGAAATTTGTATGAATGATATCATAGATGATATAATAATTGAATGGGCGTATAGGGTAAAAGATGGTAAGCCTAATCCTAAAAGTATTCGAGACAGAATAGTACTAGAAAGCGTACTAAAAGATTTTGGTTGGAATGTAGCTCAAAGAAATGTTTTACTAGAAAATCTATCAGAAGCACCCAGACAAAAAGGTGATAAGATAGATCCAGAAACTAAGGTAAAATATAAAATAAAAGACAAAGATGGTAAGGATGTCGATAAAGAAACTACTTACAAGTCTGCTATAAATAGAGAGAAAGACTCTCCAGCATATATTGCAGCAAAAGCACTACAGAACGATGGTGGTGATAAGAAAGATGGTGAGAAGTTAGATGAACCAAGTGAATTTGATAGAGGTGTAGATTCTAACAAGGGCATATCTAAGGACTTTGAAAGACCAAAAAGCGATGATAGCGAAAATGATTCTGAGGAAGAATCGAAAGTCAAACCATTTTCAAAAAAGACACAAGAAAACCATAAAGGTTACATTGAAAGTGCACAAAAAATTAAAGATAATGAAAAAGATCCAGATAGAAAAAAGGCTCTAAGTACATTAGTTGAGAGTTGGGAAAAGTTTACAAATGCTAAAACTGAAGAAGAAAAAATAGAAGCTGTTGAATCTTTGGTAGATAATGGTCTAATAGAAAGAAATCAGTTTAGTGAAAAATCAAAGGGAAAAATCTATATATCATCTAATGCTATGGGTGTTCCATATAAACATTTTATGGGTGGAAAGCAAGGTGATGCTGTAACTGAAGATATAAATAGAATTATCAGAGAAAATGGATTAGAAGTTAATATGAGGAATAACTCTGCTGATAGAGCATTAGCTGATTTGAGTGGTAAACATAATGAAGCTGGTGTTGTTGCTTTATTAGATCCTTCAGAAGAGAATCAAAAACAATATGAAGAACTCAGAAAAAAATATCAAGAGCTTGGTAATGATGATTCAGAAGCACATGAACAAAATAAAACAGCGGTAGAACTTATCAAAAAATCTTTGCCTGAGGGTTCTAAAGTAACAGAGAGTATACAAGTCGGTGGTATAGGTGGTTCAAAACTAATGGACTTATATGGAATAGATGAGAAAGTAGATCCTACAGATATGTTAGTTGTTTATGATGATAAGGATGGAAATAAACAGACTATGAAAATATCTGCTAAAATTTATAGTAATCCAAATGATATAACTATGAAGAACTCTGGTACAAAAACTGCTGGCAAAACTTATCTTGGAGATGAAATAGGCTCTCCTATTGATGCTAAACTACAAGAAATGAGAGACAGGAACAATTATCAAGAAGATGGGATAACTGATTTAGAACAAAAAGATAGAAAAAGAGCTTTTAGAGAAGAATACATAAAAGGGTTTGGTGCTGGTATGAAAAAATTAGCAGAAACTGAAGAAGGTCAAAAACAATTAGTTCAGATGTGGAAAGATGTTCATGGATGTGGTCATGATGTTCATACTCTAATCGTCAATAAAAAAACAGGTGAGTCGCAAATTAAACCACCAGAACATTATTGTGATCCTAAACCACCTTTTGATATAAAATATGAAGGTGGTAAGGTTGTGATAAATTTAGAAACACAGACCGATGAGTATGTTCAGGTTGACTGTAAAACAGAAATGAATAGTTCGCCTAAATTGTTGTTCAAACATAAAGTGAAAAGGAAATAATGAGAACTCAACTACTATGTACGTTTTCTATCAGAGATAGGCTTGAGGATATTCTCGAACTTATCATAGAGTGTAATGATATTTTATATGATAAGGTCTATGTATTCCAAAATTTATCAGAGCCAAATCAAATGATATGTACTTATAATGTAATGTATGATGATGATCATGTTGCTGAAGATATACCAAATACTATTTCATTACATAGAAAGAAACAAACAAATACTTTATATTCAATCAATGCTTTGAATGAAGTTATTAGAGATTTGAACGGTGGCGTATTGGACAAAAGATTTCCTGTTCCTTGGGAAGAATATAGGAACTCATTATTGCTCACAAATGACATTGGTCTAAATAAAATACCAACTAAATTATACAAAATAGTAGACACAAAAAAGTTCGGAGAGGTCTAAAATAAAATTGTATTTGAGTATAAAAGGTTATACTTATTAGTAATGGTTACGGTAAGTAACTACAAATTAAAAAATAAATAATAAAACATAGGAGAATAGAAAATGGATATTAGTTCAATTCGTAAACGATTAAACCAACTTCAAACCACAAACAATAGGACTTCAAATCTGTGGAAACCTCAACCAGGAAAACAAGTAATTAGAGTTTTACCTTATAAACATAATAAGGATAATCCTTTCATTGAGTTGTTCTTTCATTTTGGTTTGAATAACAAAACCTATTTATCACCAATCTCTTTTGGTCGTCCAGACCCAATTGAAGAGTTTGCTCAGAAACTAAAAACAAGCGGAAATAGAGAAGAATATCAGATGGCTCGTAAGTTAGAAGCTAAGATGAGAACCTTTGCTCCAGTAATTGTCAGAGGTGAAGAAACTCAAGGTGTTAAGTTTTGGGGTTTTGGTAAGACTGTTTATCAAGAATTACTTTCTGTAATTGCTGATCCAGACTATGGTGATATCACAGATGCTATAAATGGTCGTGATGTTTCCGTAGAGTTCATAACTGCTGAGGAAAGTGGTGCTTCTTTTCCAAAAACTTCTATTAGGGTAAAACCTAATCAGAATCCAATTGTGGAAGATAAAGCTCAGTTAGAAAATCTTTTGGAAAACCAAAAAGATATTACTGAGTTGTATCAGGAAAAGACCTACGAAGAACTCACAGAGGTTCTAAACGAGTGGTTGAATCCATCAGATTCTACTGAAGAAACAAAAGAAGAGGCTCCTGCTTCCGTAGTACAAAGTTCTACGAAAGTTGAAGATGCGAGTGCTGCTTTTGATGAACTGTTTAGTAAGTAAATAAACAAAAATAAGAGGGTGGCTAAGGTTCAGAGCTACTGTTTGATTTATCCTTTATCATCTGGAGTCACCCTCATTTTTAGTAGGAGAAATATATGTCAGTAAAAGACGATTTAGCTGGAGTTCTTGCCGACTCTCTAAATAAGAAGTTCAAAGATTATAAGGTTGCTTACTTCTTAGATGGCGCACAAGAAACACCAACAGATATCAAAGAGTTTATTTCAACAGGTTCAACAATGTTAGACTTAGCAATTTCAAATCGCCCTAATGGTGGTATTGCAGTTGGTAGGATTACAGAACTGAATGGATTGGAGAGTAGTGGTAAATCATTAGTGGGTGCTCACCTACTTTCAGAGACTCAAAAGAAAGGTGGTGTCGCTGTTTATATAGATACAGAGACAGCAGTAAGTGAAGATTTTCTACAAGTTATAGGTGTCGATATAAACAATATGTTGTATCTACATTTAGAAACTATCGAAGATGTCTTTGAGGCTATCGAAGAGATTGTAACAAAAGTAAGAGAATCAGATAAAGATAGGTTAGTAACAATCTTAGTTGATTCATTAGCAGCTGCTTCTACGAAAGTGGAATTAGATGCTGACTTTGATAAAGATGGTTGGGCTACTTCAAAGGCTATTATCATATCAAAGGCTATGAGAAAGATTACTCAGATGATTGGTAGACAAAGAGTTGCTTTGGTATTTACTAATCAATTGAGGGTAAAATTAGGTGCTATGTTTGGTGATCCTTATACCACATCAGGTGGTAAGGCTCTTCCATTTCACGCATCAACTCGTGTTCGTCTG